TTTTTTTTTTTTTTTTTTTTTGACGTTAACCCGGAGGGCTGCTAGTATTTGTCGGTATAGCAATGGTGTCAAACCCGAGATCAGAGCCGAAGCGACCTCGACCGATGTTCGACACGGTTTCTAATCGTAGTCCTTGCGCATATTCTCAATGTTGGGGTTTTCGAGCACGGTTCTGCTCGGATCGAGCACCGTCTGTTCAAACAATTCGACGACGTCGATGAAATCAAGGTCGTACACGTCCGTGCACCACTCACTGAAATCAGAATCATCAATGAGATTAGGCGCGTTGAGCGTGCGACGTTTGATCTCATCCACTGTGTAACCCATGGACCTGGTCTGCCAACCAAGGTCCGACAAAGAGACGCTCGCCTTGTCGTCTTCCATTTCGTAACGTCGGAGAAAAATATCCCTCAGTAAATGCACATTCTGACAGCCAAAAGCGTAAGATAACGCTTTGGCTGCCATACTGGCAGAGTCACTGATGGCACTGTTCTGATTGCTCCGTACGTTGAAGCGGACTAGCATTTTGCCAAGCAGAGGCACCATAAATGGCACCTCGACATTAGCAAAAATGCGGCGGGACAGGATCGTTGCTTCACCATTGAGCGCGGGAGACTTGGCCTTAAGGACCATCTTGAAGTCTGCGACCGTGCTTATCCACTTTTTCAAATCGAGTCTCTTGTTGAGGCACGCCAGAATATCGTCACCGAGGACCAGAGCCTTGCCAGTAACATTTTGCTGTTTGCAGGTGACTGCAAACATGCCAAAATTGTAGCAAGAGTTCCGGAAGGTGGTATTCGTCGTGCCTGTAGCCAACTGGTAAGATAACAGTACCTTTACTCCGAATTTGAAATTTGTCAAGGGGTAGCGTTCCATGTCGAACATTAATTGGCGATACCAGTTGGGAAAACCCAGCTTCTCGAACCATAAATCGATCATGTGCGCCACCCTCTCGCGTTGTTCGCGGTCATTGCGGCTAAAATCGCCTTCGACAATTTGTTTGTACCTGTCGTCAACAATGAACGCGGCTGTTTCCTTGTCGTCACACTGATAACAAAGCTTGACTTGCACGTCCCCAACGGTCTGGGGAGTGCCGTCGGCCTTGGTGTGGGACAAAAGCGCGATCAGCCGCTTCATGGCCACCATTTGGGCGGGGCCAGTCACAGCGTTGAAGACGTCGCTGCCAGCGTAAATGATACGGCCAGCTGCGGATTTGTCAAAGCGTTTCCCATTGAGGGCCTCGATCTTCACGCTACCTGTTTTCTGCGTGAGGTCTTTTAGGGTGGCCTGGTCTACGTTGAGCCAGGCAGCTTCCATCCTGTTTCTTTTGGAAGTGTCGAACTTGGACAGCCATTCCTCGCGGTCAGCTTCATTCTCATCCCATTCTTCGAATAGGTTGGGCATGCTGCGCGTGATAGCATTGTACAGTTCGTACACTTCATCGGTGACATTGTCCTTGTCTTTGTCGTGTAAAGCGTTGCTGCGTTTATTGACAGCCGCTAAATAACTAACACGATCATTCGACGTGACTATTGGCACACAGTCGGAATGGATTGCTCCCAATTGGTTAATGGGGTTGTTTACCGTTTCTAGGTCGGTCTCATCACGATCTGCGATCTCGTGTGGCACGACCCAGTCAATGTTCCTCTCTTGTACGAGGGTTAGCCGGCCGTCTAATTCGAAGACGGACACATCGTTACCAAGCGGGGAGCTGTGGTTGAAAGCTATTGGCACAC